TGTGAGGCTTGTGAAATGGTACACCTGTACTAGTCAATGGGCAAATAAAAAGATGGGGCCGTGATGATCACAGACCCCATACAATTGATCTATTCATCCTTATCGGAAAAGTCCAGATCATCGTCCCACATTTGATTCTCTCTATCCTCAAAGTACTCCTCAAGGTAAGCATCCAACATTTGATCAAAGTAATAATCAAGGCCAGGAACATCATTCATAGTTCAGTATCCGAGAATGCGACGGTAGGTAACCCAGGTTACAGCTTGAACTTGTGCTGGGGTTAGTTTCTCTCCACAAATAGCGTGAGAATCCTTAGCAACATTAACATACGCTCTTGTAATTGTCTGATACAGCGGCGCAGATATGCTGGGAGTCTTTGTTGTTGGGATACGTTCACCTATCCAGATAGCGTAAGCGTGGCCATCAACACAAACAGTATCATCAAATCCCATAATGCAACGGTAGAATGCTACAACCTTTCTACCACTTAGGATCAATTGTATCTGATTGGAGAACTCTACATCATCCATATCAGTAGACAAGTTAAGTATATCGATAGCCTTTTGTTTGTTTTTGTTGAAGGTGCAAACCTTAACCAATGAAGGGTCAGAGCCTAGCCAGAATGCCTTAATTAATGCCTCAGCATCCTGACAATTCCTCTCCCACTTATTGTTTGGTGATAGTGCCGCGATCACCCCAACTGCCTGACCTAGCGTTATGTCATAGACACACTGCAAACGCCGTGCTAGGTCATAGGCTCGCTGATACCAGTGTTTGCCCTCTTGCATGTCAGTCTCGCTAGCTAACATTAGCATTGCTTTGATGTAGCGGGTGACAGCCACGGGCTTCTTAGTTGCCATCGGATTAAGTGAGGATGGTAGGGTTTTGGGAATGGTAACGGATCAGCGAACCGGACTTGTCCAGGTGTCCCGCTGGTGCTGAGTGATCAGTTTATCCTCGCAGAGAGTATCTAAAAAGTTAAGCCATGCCTCACGTTGCGCGATCTTATCGCCACGGTACATGTTGCCGATACACTCTTTAAATTCAATGACTGCTTGTGCTTTTGTCATGGAAGGAATGCCTCAAGAATAAGGGAAGAAATAGCAGCAGCCACACAAAGTAGGCTGACAAAGGGAATCGTAATCAAACCAGCCGCAACTAGGAAGACGGCTACCATAAAGATTAACACTAGCGAGGTTCTCCATAGTAAGTTAACTTCAGATGAGACTTTAGCTCAGCAAGGTTACCCTTAAAGCAGCGACCGCCCCTAAAGTTGGTGATCATGTACTCTTTACCCATACGATGCAGCAGGAAGCCACGCTCAGATAGGTAGGTGTAAGCTTTTGATAAGGTCATTGGTTTGATTGCAAGTGTGGTTTAGGAAGGAGGCAAGATTTCCCCTGCCTCCGATAGTTTGATTGGTGATCAGCTCAGAATCAGTAGAGCGGTAACAACACTTAACAAGATAAACAGCGAAGTCCTCTGTTCTTTGAGTGCCGCGATCTGTTCGTCTTGTGTTGTGATGATCTCCACTGAGGCATCGATGATTGCTGCCTTGGTGCTGTTGGCTGTGATGTTCATATTGTGGCGTGTTGGTGTGGGCTTGAGCGGATCATAGCACGTGATGGCTGCTGATCCTATCAGGTGAGGTTAGCCAGTGTTCGCCACGGCTCCTGTTCCCGATGAACACAACATAAGCCATCTTGCCTGATTGGTCAACCCACGTTAACAAACCGTAACAATGACTGTTTTGCGGACAGATAAATTAGAAATACAAGTATGCGTCTATGCGCATAACCGCAAAAACACATAGATGGAGTACACTTGTACCACTACCCCCATCCAATCCCCCGCGTATCTGCATTTCACACAGGTACGCAATGGCTCACATCCCTTGTGCCGCAACGGTTCTCGGCTGGCCAGGGCTGGATTGGACATGGCTCTGGACACGATGGGGTGGGGTGGGCACCTTTGAGACCCCCAGACCCCCCGGCATGGGGGGAAGCGGCCCGCCCAACGGGCGTATAAGGACTTCAGAAATTTGTGTCAAAAACTACGGACCCCTCTAAATGCCCCAGGAAGGCCCCTCTGAGGAGTCGTAGGTGCAATGACACCTGCGAGGAGTCAGAGGGGTGTTACGGGGGCACACAGGCCCCTCTCCGTGTCAATCCCCTAATCTGGGAGGCGCGGGAATGTAACCCTTAGCAAACAGGACCATCTGTGCCGCCCGGTAATACGGGGACTCTTTGGGAGCCACGGCAATAATCCGTTTTGCTTGGTCTTCGGTAAGCTTGATAGGTTCAGCAGTCATTGGATTGATTCGTAATGAGGTTTGACAAACTAGGCAGTTCCCTGGATAGGATCTCGGCAATAGCCAGAGCAATCTGTCGATGCTCAAGCTGCGTCTCAGGGCCAGTCCGTACCTGGAGATAGTGGATCCACGAGCGGATCGTTCCCGACATGTACAATCGGGTGGGACTGTTCATGGGAAGGACCTTTCTGGCACACTCCTTAGCCACGCCAAGTTCAAGAAGCCGATCATAGGCGCGATAGCTGGCCACAAAGACTTGACCAATAAGTTTGTCACACTCAGCCAACACCCCCAGGGGAAGATCGTCAATGCTGTTTTGTCTGTTAGTCAGGTCCTGCCTTCGCATGTTGGGAAGCTCTGGACGCAGTTGAACCTCTGCGTACCGCTGACTGAACTCCTGGAAAGAGAACGAACGGTGCCTTAGGATCTGTGCTGAAATATCTCGGGTAGTGTTGATCTCCACGCAGCAGCTTGCCATCTCAAACGGAGACCAGTGCCTATGCTTGACCAAGTAGGAAAGAAGTCGTTCTGGGTTCTTACCTTCTTGCTGCCCCTTGGGGTTACTGACTCTGGCGCAATAGACGATATGTGATTCTGCTTCTGGTGTAATCCAAACAAGCTTAGCTAGCGGGGACATCATTGATGCGGTGTGGTTGTGGGTGATGGTGGGGGTGGTTGGTATCTATCCAACAATACCCCCCTACTGTTGCTTTACCAGTTATAGCAGTTATAGTTGCTATGGTTGCTGTTACTATTATGGTTGCTATTGATCATCACTGTTTACGTTAATAGAATCATGAGCTAAGAGGATTGCTACTCCTCTTCCGGAGAACTGCGACTCTCCTCCGCTCCGCTTCGGAGACTCTTGTTCTGCTGAGTCTAGTCCTCGTTTGGGCTCATGATAGCGAGTCCCCTCCCCTTACCCCCTCCCCGTACAACCAAGTACCCTTTTTTGTGTCTTCCCCCAACGGGGGGTTCTTTTTGTGTCTACTTTCCTGTAAGGGGTTGGGTTTTCTACCGTCCCCCCGTCCACGAGTAAACCTGATTATCTTGAATTGGTGTGTCTCCCAAAAAGGGGCGTCCCGCAACGAGCATGTCTGTGGCAAGTTGAGGTTGCTCCAGGAACATGTTGACCATGTTTTCCCATTCTTGTCTTTTTTGACCAATGGCAGCTTCCCGAGCGGAGATGGCTAACACGTCTTGAAAGTGTTTCACGCCAAGGGCTAGTGCGTCAATTCTGTCATCGTGCTTGACGGCCCCTTTTTCCCGGCACATGCGGGTCAGCTGGTACATGAGCATTCGGGGAAGACGCTCTTCTGGTGCCTGGTCTGGGTTGCTGCGGTAGTCCCAATCAATCAAACGCTGATCCATCACCAATCGATGCTGGTTGAGAACGGGTTCCAGGGTGTCAATAATTCGGTCCTCCTTCCTCGTTGTAGCACGACTCTCCTCAAAGGCCATGCCCACCTTCATTTCCTGGGCGTGTTTCTTTAGCAACTCCATGATGGCCCCGTCACCAAAGTTGGATTCGATCAGACACATCTTAGATCCAAACTGTTTACTCCTGCGGAGAATTTCTCTTAATGTAGTATCCGAATACCCATCCTGTGTGGCGTAGATGTCCCGGACAAAGATGTACCCGTTGATTTGTGAGAGGATGACAGAAACTGTTTCGTCTTTACCCCGACCACTTGGGTCTACAGCGGTGATGGTGTCATTCCAGGGCACATACTCGGAGACCGACTTAGGGCGGTGCCAGCGGTCACCTGGAAGGGCAACAGCGGGCAGGTCGAGTAGGGTTTCTCGGTCACTGCCCCAGATCAAATCGGATGGCCCCTTTGCGGGGTCCAACGGCAGAACGGAAAAGTCGCTAAGCTTAAGGGGAAACTTGAGGGCGTCACTCAGGCTGGTATCAAGCATAAACTGAAGCATAAAGTTGCTTCGGCTCATGCTCTGTTCCCGCTCCAGAAGGTTGATCTCGGAGAAGCGGGTATCCGTTGGCCGCCACGCAAGGGCTTCGTGGCCGTCTTTTTCAATGTCGTTTTGAAGTTCTTGGGCAAGAATATCCTCATACCCAACAAGACTCTTTGGGTAACGGGCAGGCCACACGAACGGTTTATAGTTGCGTTCTCGAAGGGTCCGATAGATCGTAAAGGTTGTCTGTGGGGTTCCCAGAAACACAATTCGAGAATCCTCCTTTGGGGTGAGGACGCTTTCCCCCTCGGTAACTAGTTGAAGAAGCTTTTCCCGCATGAGGTCCGTAGCGGAGTTACTTGGCACCTCCACGTCATCAAAGATGATCAGGTCAGCACGAGAACCGGTAAGCTGGCCGGTAATGCCAACACTCTTTACCGACGGACTTTGAGCGGGCCGACACCCCCGTACATCAAAGGACACCCGACTCCACCGTTGGTCATCATCCTGTGGCGTGAGGTGATTAAGCCACGGAATTTCAATAAGGCACTTCTGACAAAAGATGGTAAAGTCGTCTGCCCGTTGCTTGCTGGCCGACACCACCATGATCTTCTTGTCGCGGTCCCTAAACAGGATCCACAACGTAAAGGCAGCAGCAATCCAGCTCTTACCAAGTCCACGAAACGCTTGGATCTGTAGTCGCTTGGGTCCATCTTGAAGGTACTTGGCAATTGCTATCTGTGCTCTTGTTGGACGAGGCAGGTCTAGCGACTTCCACACAAGGGACAGAAACAATGGAAAGCTTTTTGAAACACGCGCCTCTATGGACTCAGAAGGCGTCTGTTCGTTTGGTTTGGGCATAGTATACCTTAGTTAGGGTAGAGGGGCCCTGTAGGGGCGTACAGGACCCGATTAGAGCTAATTACACTTCCACCGCTTTAGGGCGAGTGCCTTACGGGTGGGTTTACCGTTCTTTTTCATGGGGCCGGGGTTGCCGCTCATGCGAGCACAAAAGGAACGCTTACGGGGACCACCTTCGGGCTGAGGAGCCTTTAGGTTGGAACCCGTTGCTGCGTTGTATTTGGCCCGTCCCTTGGCGGTAAGACCGCCTTTACGGGACTTTTCACCCCTACCAAGAGAAAGACTGACGCTCTTTTTGGGGGCCATTTGATTAGCCCTTCTTGCGAGCTTTGCCAGCCTTACTCAGAGCGATGGCGATGGCCTGCTTTTGAGGGCGACCTTCTTTGACCATCTTGCTGATGTTTTTGGAGACCGCCTTTTGAGACTTACCTTTGGAAAGTGGCATCTTACTTCATCTGTGTCGTGTACTTTTTACCACGCCAGGTAAAGGTGCTCTTGCCGGCTTTACGGGCAGCAGCAAAGGCGGAGTCGAACTGACCAGCAGCGGACTTCTTAGGACCCACGACGGGGCTGCCCTTGATGGCTTTGGCCTTCTTAAAGGCTTCGCTACGAGCATTCTGGAACTTGCCGTAGTTACGACCAGCCATAGACCCGTCAGCCAACGGACGTGGAGCCAACACAGCAGCTGCCACACCAGCAGGCCCGGCCATTTTGGCAGCACCAGCGATGTTCCGAGCGGTACGCGCAGCGGCCAGGGTACGACTCATGGCTTGGGTGGCGGCACGAGCACCACGACGAGCCTGGGCCTTGGCCACTTCAGCCTGACCACGAGCTTGGGCAGCCCGCACCTGACCGGAATCACCGATGGTACGAAGGCGTTGGGCACCTTGCTTGATCAGATTCTGACCAGCACGAGCCGAGTTGGGCAGGGTTACGGCCTTACCTTTTGTAGCAACAGGCTTGCCTTCTGCTTGGCGTCGTGCTTGGACTGCTTTAGCCCGGATCTGCCGCATGGCAGGACTGTTGCCGTTGGTGATGGCACGGGGTTGACGGCCACTAGGCTTGCTCGGAGTGGCAGGTTTAGGGGCAGCAGGGGCTGCCGGTTTAGCCGACATGCCCTTGGTTCCACTCAGTTGCGGACCGCCCTTGGCGATCTTTTGCATCTGAAGTTTGCGTTGTTGGACCGTTTTTAGGGAAGGTCCTTTTTTCTTAGCAGCCATAGTTAACCTCAGGCGTTAATAGGACCAGTGGTCGTGGCAACCGTGATCGAGAAGCCAGAACCCGTACCACCAATGTTAGCAGCTGCTGCACTCAGCACCTCGCCAACGTCATAGCCCGAGCCACCGTTGACCAGGGTGACAACGGTCACAGCGCCACCAGCGACGGTGATGTTAGCGGTAGCGCCCGTGCCTGTACCGCCGGTTAGAGCAACACCGGTATAGGAACCAGTCGTGTACGACGTGCCACCAACAAGCGTGTTCAGAGTCAAAATATGTCCCTGAACAACCTCAACGCGGGTAGCACGACCAACGGAGGTGGTAGTCACAGCCTTATCTGCCAGGGCAATCGCATAGATCGCATCCTCGGCTTCCTTAACATTGGTAGCGCCAGTAATACCAGCAGAAGTTTTGGTAGCCAGAGTCTTAACGTTCTCCAGCTCAGAACGCCGACCGGGGGCGCTCGAAATGTCACCGTAAGTGGTGCTATCAGCAACAGTAGCCATTTTTCTTTACTTAATAAAAAATAAGTTAGTACTAACTTGTAGTCCAGGAAAGGACTTTGGAGAAATTAGAGTGGTCAAAAGAGTCTTGACCAACCCACCACGCCAACCAGTGGTTCGAACCTTTGGACTGGTTACAACGTCGGCAGGCAGGCACAACATTGTTTAACGTGTCGTGCCCGCCGTGGGTTTTAGGATGAACATGATCCAGAGTCAGGTTATCGGAAGAGCCACAATACACACACTGGTTATTCCAATGCGCCTTAATGTCACTCCTCCATTGCCGTTTCGCTTCTGCTGAGGTCATGGCCCTAAGGTGGTAGAGATAGTCAGAAGGGGCTTTCAGAATCATTGATCCTGTGTGGTTTACTTCTTCTTTTTAGGGAATCCAGCTTTCATATTAGCGTAAGCCGCTTTGGAGATTGTTGATTTACTCTTTGGGCGGCTCGTCCCAGCTGCCTTACGCTTGTTAATGTTGGCGTAAAGACCAGGGGGTTTGGCGTTACCTTTGTTCATTTTTTTGTGGATTTGCCGTTGTGTCCGTTTCTGGCGCGGTTCCGCTTAGGGCTTTCGAGAACCATTCTGCCATTTTTAGTGTGGGAAAGATCCGGACCTCCCTTTCCCGCTATCTTACGCCTTCTGCGTTCGGTCCACCGCTCTTCGGAGGCATTCTTTACAGAAGGCTTTTTATTCAGTTTGCGTTGGTATGCTGCCTTCTTTGCGGCTGCCTCTGGATTGGCTGCGTAATAGCGGGCAGACTTACTTGTTCCGGATGCCATGTTCCACAAAGACGTAGTTTTCTAGGCGCTCCAGACGTTGATGAGCAGCGTCGGCTCGATTAACGAGCACATCCACTGACTTAGCAATGTTATGGAGAGTCAGAAGATGCCAGCTAAAGAGGCCGAGCGCCGCTGCCGCAAGCAAGTTTCTGACAGTTTCATTCCAGTCCCCATCATTATCGGATCGCACTGTGGACATCCTCCATTTCAAGCTCAAGAGAGTCAAACAGAGCAGCCAGAGGCGACCCTTCAACGGGAAGACCGGTGATGTTGTTCTTGGCGAGCCAGTCGGCTGCCACCTTAAGATCCTGTGTGGTGGCGGTTCCGCATTGGATGCGGGTGATCAGTTCGTTGGTAACGAGGCCATGAAGTTCGTTGAACTGATCTTCGGTACCTCTCTTAGCCATGGTTAGGGTTTATCCTCAACGAGCAGGCCTTCATAGATCGGATAATCCGAGGTCAGCACCACAACAGTCTTGACCCAGCCAATGCTACTATAGGTCCAGGTGGCACCGTTAGCAACAAAGGTCTGACCGATGGTTGGGGAGGCGGGAAATGTTGGGTAAACAGGGTGAGTCATTAGTTATTTTCCTGAATAAGCTTGATCAATTTAGACGGATAGCTTGGATCGGTTGCGTAGCCCTCCTTTTGGAGTAGTTGGCAGCATTCCTTCCAAGATGTTGCGTGATTGACTCCTTTATACCCCTTGTAGTCTTTGTACCACATGGTAATGAGGTGATCAATACACTCAACTGGTGTTGGATAGTCCCTAAAGGTGTCTTGAATGGTGACCCACCGGTTATTCAAAAACTCCTTGGTCTCTTTTGTGGTTCCAGGTGTTCCCTTGATGCCGAAGAAATTGTTTTTGCCGGAAGTGTGCTTGCCAAAGCTGGACTCAAGGGCCCATTGAGCAGCAACAACCTCTGGATATTTGGCTCCAAGGCGTCCAGCAGCGGCCTTAACGCCCCTCCACGTGTTCTCAAAGGCTACCGTTGTAGGGGCTGGCTTGACTTCCTCGATCCGGCGAAGGTCCATAAACCATCCAGTGCCGGGACCCTCAACCTCCCACCGTGGAAGCCAGTTCTTCCAGGAGTAACTGACCTGTTTTCCGCCGGATCCACGCTTGACATAGCCTCCATTAGCATTATCCAGTTCCCCATACGGGTCGTGGAAAATGCCATGGGTGTCCGTCATGCCGATCAAGAGTACCCAATGTCCACCTCCACGAGGCGCAGAAGCAGGACCGTGATGGAGGAAGCCTACAGGGACAGGTAACCCAGCAGAAAGCCGATCATGAAGAGAAGCACGAGTTCCATTTCGAAAGAAGGTGGCCTTAACTTTGTAGTCTTGAGCGGCTCGAAGCTGTGCTGATGAGTTGGTTGTGTCCCCATACTTGAGAACGGTTCTCAAATAGTCATCATCAGCATTGGACCCCAGCAGTGAAGAAGGCCGCAGGTACTTAATACCCATGGCCATCGTACTGGAGAAGCACATCCTATCTGCGTGAGCCGTACGACTATCTGTTTGTGGGTAGTATTGGCTGACTGGCAGTAGGATGTTGGTCACTTGAAGGAATCCTTAATCTTTTTAAGGCGATCATCTTCTGTCCGCAAAGGGCGCAGCAGATCAGTCACCTTGAGTAGGATCTGAACGACGCTGTTGGAACGATACTTGCTGAGACCAATGACCTCAGAAGCAATGAACAGGCTGAAGAAAACGGCTGCCTCATAGGACAGTTTGAGACCGAAGATGGTAATCATTTACCTTGACCTCGTGTTTGTTTGCGGTTGTGATTTTTGAGGGAATGTTGCCCCTGCCCCTGTCTGGTTTTTTTCGGGGGGCCGGGGACGTGTTGTACGCGGGCGGTGCCGGTTTTAGATTTAACAGCCATTAAGCTTTGCCGGAAACTAGATATGCAACCCTACAAGTTTTGTTTTCCATTCCAGAACCAGCAGCATATCGAATCTTGACCGATATGGTTGTTAACCAATCAAGATCAATGACCGGAACGTGGTAACCAATTATGTCAGAAGTATCTGCATCATTGGATTGAACTTGAATAAATGGATCAATAGCACTAAAAAAGCCGGCTGGCCAAACAAGTGCTGCTTCACGCGCTCCATCTGTTGTTATCACGGCTTGACCCATGATAATAACATTACCATATTCATCACACGTAACGCGTCGATCACCAGTCGTAAGGGACGCCGCATATGCTTGACTAAAGCAATTTGTAGCGCCTGCTTGCCTGGTAAAGATAGGACCTTGGTTAGTATAAGTAACCAAAATGCTGCCTAGTTCTCGAATGTTTTGAGATTGAGAACCAACGTAAATCCCACCAGTAACATCAAGGTTTGAAAGATCTTGAATAGTCCAGCGTGTATTTTTCAGCAGAGCTGCTTTGTTTACCATTCCGGCACTACCATTTGCAAAGTTAAACAGGTAACCTTTAGTACCTGTATAACCCGCAACTTGACCAACAGTAAAGTAAACAACTAACTCTGTCCCTTCAACCTTTATATTCTCACAGTTAACAAATTTGGTGACGTCGTAGTTAATCGTCTCACCCACAGGCACATTGCCTTTTTCACCGCCATTCATTAACAGCGTGCCACCCGTGATATCTACGTTGCCAACACCATTGATGTCAAAGGCATATCCGCTCAGCTCTGCATTACAGTTGATAAACTTAAAAGATAGTCCGAGCTGAGAAGGTTTTGAAAGGCTCCAAATGTTGTTAGTATGACTACAGAAATGATGCCCACCTGCTTCAACAGAATCAAATACAATGCCTTCAAGACCATGAGTCTCGTCCGCAGTGATAACTTCCTGCTGCTCTGATCTCAAATCAATGGCTTTGGTCCAATAATTTAGTTCTAGATTAAAGAACTTAGAATTATAAGCACCATCAACAGCGCCTCCTGTGCCAGCGGCTTGTGACGAGTAGGTGCTTAACGTAAGAGCAACACAATCTGTTGGAGTTTGTTCAGCAAAACTATTGCGCCCTAACATTGAAATGTTAGACCAATATACGCCTGTAGGTCCATAAATTACGGCGCCTTTATTCCAACCATTGCTGCCGTTAGCATTCCATCCCATAACAAGGATATCATTCCAACGGGACGTATAGGGTCCATTCCCCTCTAAAGCAATAACAAAGGCTGTACCACCTTTAATGCTTGGTGTTCCACCAGGAATTTGACCAGCCTTAACTGCAATGCCTTCAATGCTAATGGCTCTAGCATAACCAGGAGTTAAAAATCCAGTTTGCGAGGCAGGCGTTGTCGTACCCGCAGCAACAGTAAAGGTAAAAGCCGTAGGAGAAGTAACAGTGATGGTTTTAGGGCCAAGGAAGGCTTTAGGTAGCCGTGAGACTGGGCCTTTATTCAATGGCAGAGAAATGGATCCACTAGAGAACCCGTGTGGGTATTGACATGTAACTGTGCAGGTGGTTCCAGCAACAGAAACAGTGATGGGATTGTAATCGTGCTCAATCCCATTTGCGCCTGCGGTTTGCTGAACAATGGTTGAATGCAACGAACCATCGCCGTAGATTTTAATAGCAGGTCCAGAAGTGCCCGTCCGAAGAGGCGCAGTAATTAAATATGTTCCAGCTGGAATATAAATAGGGTATCCAGACGCGGAAGCATATGTAAAAGCAGCTTGAAGGGCAGCAGTGTCATTATTAGATGCGTTGCCAAGGGCTCCAAAATCCTTAACACTGACAACATCTTTTAATTTGTTTTCAACGGTGCGTTGAACAGCTCCGGCGCCTGTTTGGATAAAACCGCCGCCAAGATTAGCAAGATTGCGTGTTTTTGTCATAATAAAAAAGCCGGTTATGACACCGGCTTACAGCGATTATCGTGTGTAATTTTGAATTACCAAGGCAGGCCAGCAGCCTTAGTAGGGGCGTGCTGCTCATCCAGTTGCGCTTGCAGGGCGGCCTCGATCTCGGCCACTTTTTCGTCGCCGCCAAGGGCCTCCTGGACCCAGCCGACAACCTGCTCTTCAGTCAGCTCGGCGAATGGGATCAAGTCGTCAGGGCGTTGGAAGCCGATGCTGCCGTAGGCGCCACTGGTGTAGGTGCCGTCACTGGCGTTGACGGTGTAGTGGGCGGTGAAGACGAAGCCGTCAGCGGTTTCGCGCTCCAGGTTGGCGATGCGCCAGGTGTAGGTAATGTCCATGGTCATGGGTGGTTGGTGTGAGTTTAGCCGGGATGGAAGGTAGGGTCAAAGACTAGTGGCCTTGCGCAAAAACAAGTCTGGCTGACAAAAAAATGTGCCCGCCAGACTTATATTGCGCAAAAACAGTAACGAAGGGGACTAAGCGGCCTCAAGGGCTGCAACTTTGGCTTCGAGTTGCTCGATGCGCTCCATTGCTTCCTGCAGCGCCTTGACTGCTTTCATGTAGAGAACCGACTGGTTGACGCCTTTAGTGACTTCTCCTGTTTCGTTGCCGTCTTCGTCGCGGTCGGGAGTTTCAAAGACCAAGCCAGGACAAACGGTCTCCAACTCTTGGGCGATGGGACCAATCTGACGGTGGGTTTCGTGGCCGGTTTCTGCTTTGAAATTCCAGTTGCGAATTTGGATGGCTTTTAAGTCGTCCCACTGAGAGCCAGCGTTGACAATGTTCTCTTTTAGCTTGACATCCGAAATTGCGGTATAACTGCCGTTTGTATTTTGAACGTTACCGTTTGAGAAAACTTGGAAAGAAAGCGTAGCTGCAGAAGTAATCGAAGTTGCGCCGTAATAGCCACGGAAGATGGTATTTGTGGTACCAGCCGTACTTGATGTTGAAGCGTCTATGGTACTTGCTGCACTAGAAAAAGTTGTGATATTTCCTGCATTGCTAATCCTCATTCGCTCCGTCGGAGTCGCAGGACTCGCCCCGTCGGCGGTAGTGGAGAACACCAGTCTGCCTGGCATGTCATTAGCGCCAGGGGTGCCGTCTACCTCGGCGATAATATTTGCTGCTTCAACAAACTCGGTTCCGTCTGAACCTTGAAATGATATTTGACCGAGTTGATCTGCGCTCTGAACAATAGTGTTAGAGCCTACGCTAGCGCCTCTGGATTTTGCAAGAATGTGAACTGCACAGTTAGGATTTGCGCTGTTCCTTATTAGCGAAGCAAAGCTGTCAACACCTGTTCCTTCTATCTGGAATTGTGCAGGAGCTATTGTGTTAAAGAAATTGCTACGCGCAGTAGACGTACCAACTAGGAGCCTGCCGGAGCCGTCGATGCGGGCAACTTCTCCACCTTGAATTTGGAATTGGATGCCCCCAGCAGTTGTAGAGGCGTTTCGAATAATTGCCGATCCGTTGTTGGTGCCAGAAAGAACAAGCACCCTAGGATCTGCTCCTGCGTTTGAGTTGTTAATCTCAAAGGCTTGAGCGGCATCAGAAGTCGTGCCCGTTACCGTAGTCCTAATGATGCCGTTTACTTCTAACGGCCGACCTGGGCTCGTAGTGCCAATCCCTACTGCACCTGTCGGGCTAATAAACATTCGGGTTCCAAGTGCGCTTCCGGTTGCTGTTTGAAAAGCAATGGCACTTGTAGCGGAGTTGCCACCAGGTGCAATGTTTAACTGGTCATTTCCACCCGTAAACGTATGCGCTAGAAGAGTGTTATTGACTGTTTGCTGGTTTCTGAAGATCCTTAATCCGTCCCCATATAGAACACCTATGCCACCGTTGACATCAAGAGCATTCACAGGCGAACTAGTCCCTATGCCTACGAGCCCTGCCGATGTGATGCGCAGGCGTTCGCTGGCGCCTACGTTGAACGCAGTAAAGTTTGCTGCGCCCGTGTCGTTGTTTGCGACCGCAAAACCACCAGACGTATATTTGACAAGATCAATAGACGTTGTGCCCGTATCTGCAAGATTCCGCACAATTTGACGCCAGACAATGCCACCGCCTGCAGTAGTGTTGTAGAAATCAAAGTACGAATAAGCCGCCTGATTCTGCCTAACATCTAGCCGCACAGAAGGAGTAGATCCCACGCCCACATTCCCACTCGCATCCACAAACAACCTGCCAGACCCACCAGTGCTGATGGCTACTTGGTCTGCGCCAGGGCTGTAGATGCCGGTGTTTGGATCAGTGGTAAAACTATAAGTAGGTGCAGCAGCCGTACCCAAAGACACCGACTCGATCTGACCAGTGCTATCAATTCGCAGCCGCTCAGTGCCACCAGTTGTAAATGAAACCTGATCTGCACCAGGGCTGTAGATGCCGGTGTTGGTGTCGCCGGTGAAGGTAAACTTGGGAAGAGCGGCACTGCCTAATGGAGCAGCAAAAGTATCTGTCCATTGACCAAACGTCCTAACATAGGTCTTACCATCATTAGCTACCTCAGCAATATCAGAATTATTGTAAAGTTGCTGGGTATAACCACGAACAATTACAACATCACCGGCATTGAGAGGCGAAGAAAAGGTGACAGTATTAGCAGAGGGCACTGTATAATCAGAACCACTAACTTGCAAAGCACCGTTAAGGTAGACCTGTTCCTGACCTGTGGTAAAGGTAGCGCCGGTAACAATAGTTTGACCCGCAGTCGCGGTGACAGTAAAGTTATGATATTGTTGTGTTGGAGTTGGACCAATAGGACCTTGAGGACCAATAGGTCCAATAGGACCAGTAGCCCCTGTTGCCCCAGTAGGACCAGTAGGACCAGTAGAACCAGTAGCCCCTTGAGGACCTTGTGGACCAGTAGGACCAATAGGGCCAGTAGTTCCTTGTGGACCTTGTGGACCTTCAAGGGTTAGTAACCATTGAGCTTCTGTTCCAATAAATCCATTATTGACAGCTACTTGATAAGCCGAAATTCCCTGTGGTCCAGTTGCTCCTGTAGGACCCTGAGGGCCTTGACTACCAGTAGGACCTTGACTACCAGTAGGACCAATAGGGCCCTGAGGACCAGCAGGACCAATTGGACCTTGGGGACCAGCAGGACCAATTGGACCTTGAATGGGGCCAACATTACTCCAAGAAGAGCCACTCCAGGCCCAACCATTACCATTAACATCAATCCAAAGATCACCAGCAAGAGTACCATTAAATGCTGGAGGACCTGCATTTGGTGCAATGGATCCTTTAAGTTGAATACCATTACCAGGCGTACCGGCAGGCCCCTGAGGACCGGTTGCCCCTTGAGGACCAGCAGGGCCTTGAAAACCTACAGGACCGATACTTCCAGTAAGGCCAACAGGTCCTTGCGGTCCTTGCGGACCTTGAGGACCTTGAGGACCAGCAGGACCGGCAGGACCAGGTTGAGTTGTTGTGTAGTTAAAACTGTTGACAATTAAAATGTCTCCAGCTTTAGCCGCTGTAATAAGATCAATGCGATTATCTAAATTAGCAAAATAATCAATGTCCTTTTGAAGTAAAGCACCATTTAAGAAGACTTGTTCTCTTAATGGAGTGTATTGCAGGACAGTACCGTTGTCGTCTGTTCCAGTAAACGTCAGTTGGCCATTAACAGCTGTTTTTGTCCAACGTGTTAAAGGTGGAGCATCTATATTTCCAAGGCGTTGGTCAACGTACTCTTTATTAACTGCATCTTTTAAGGTGACAGGATTTCCAACATTGATTCCTCTATAATTATTAAAATCAAAGTTAGCAAGTATTTGCGGATTATTTTTATCAATCGCCTTGTTTTCAATTTCTTGAGCAATGTAAAGACTTTGCTCAAACCCTTCATTAAGATCAGTAGCTTTAATAGATGAACCCGGTGAAAACACTGACACAGGGCTTGCATCATCTGTTTCCCTATAAATCCGAATAGCTACCCCAGCACCAGGGGCTGTATTAAATTGGATTGTAGTTGCGTTAGCAAAGGTATATGCAGTTGTAAGAGTGCCAGCAAGGGTAACCTTAACGTGGCTCTCATCAAGATATGGAAAGGTAAAAGAATACAGGGTGGTCGAACCATTCCCTGTATAGCTATTCGAAGTGATGGCCATTAGTATTCCAGAAGAGATTCAAGATCAGGATTAGGACCAAAGTCCCCTTGAAGAGCGCGGATTTGTGTGTCACGGCTCTTAGCTACAAGCGCACGATACTCCGGATCTTCTTCATAAAGATTACGAAGAGCCGCTCGCTTAAACTGACTGACAATCTGATTGATGCGTTTGATATGTGGTGGAGCAGCTCCTTCCTCACCAGTAAGCACCATATCAGCAGTAACTGGACGTCCACGATAAGCCTCTGCCATGGATTTCCATTGCGGACTATCGAAGGTCTTCTTAAGTTCGTTACGGAGGCCAGACTTAGCAAGAAGCTGAGCCAACCGTTCCCGCTGTTGTGGAAGCAGTTCTACGTTATCTGTGCCCCGCTTGAGGATCTGGTTTGTCGGATAACCGAGACGAGTCAGCTGTTGGACGACTGGATCCTTGTCCACATCATAGACACGGATAGGACTTACAGCATTAAAGATACCCCCAGCTGTGCTGCGGGTTTGTTTGCCAGTGATGGGGCT